GTAAATATCCGACTTTAAAGCCTAATGCAAGCAGCCGAAAGGGGTAACCTAGAAAAAGCTGTAGAGATCGCAAGAGAGATACGAACGCGAGAACGCTTCTCTAAGCTCGATTTCTACGACCCTTACCCCTATCAAAAGAACTTCCATGAAACGGGCTTAGGAGCCAACCAGAGGCTTCTGATGGCAGCTAACCGCATAGGTAAATCTTATTGCGGAGCAGCGGAGCTGGCCTATCATGTAACAGGTCTCTATCCAAAGTGGTGGCAAGGCCGACGATTCAACCAGCCGATAATCGCGTGGGCTGGTGGTATATCAAATGAAACAACGCGAGATATAGTACAGTACGAACTATTGGGTTCCCCAGATGATCCAGAGGCTTTCGGTTCAGGTTCAATACCTAAAAATCTAATAATAAAAACCGAGAGGAAACCTGGAGTCCCTAACGCCAAATCGGTCGCCCTAATCCGGCACGTTAGCGGCGGGAACTCATCTTTATTCTTCAAAGCCTATGAGATGCAGGTGGAGAAATGGCAGGGCAGGAGTGTAGACTGCATCTGGCTGGACGAGGAGCCAAGCAGAGAGATATACTCTCAAGCAGTCACTAGAACTTTGGATCGTAGGGGTATGGTTTATATGACCTTTACGCCAGAAGCTGGCATGACTGAGACAGTCGCCTCGTTTATGAATAACTTGAAACCGGGGCAGTCTCTGACTAATGCGACCTGGGATGATGCCTCTGAAAGAATATTCTCCATGAATGGGGAAAGAGGCCACCTCTCAGAGGTCGTAATGGAACAGATTCTTTCGTCTTATTCTCCGCACGAAAGGGAGATGCGTAAGAACGGCAGACCCTCGATTGGTTCAGGATTGGTCTTCCCTTTGGGTGAAGAGAAAATAATGGTAGAACCCTTCCACTTGGAAGATCATTGGCCTCGTATAGCCGCCATTGATTTTGGATGGGATCACCCGACAGCAGTGGTTTGGGCCGCTATAGACAGGGAAGATGAGAAATTTTATATATACGATTGCTACAGGGCATCGAAAGCTAGTCCGACAGTACACGCCGCAGTTATACGCTCTCGTCCCCACTTTATCCCCGTTGCTTATCCCCATGACGGTAATAGACGAGATTCTATGGGCAACCCTGGCCTCGCTGACCAGTATAGGAATTTAGGTTGTAATTTTCTCTTGGAGCATTTTACAAATCCACCAGCATTAGGAAACAACAAGGGGTCTAACTCTATTGAGGAAGGCTTGATGGCTATGCTTCAATCTGTAGAAGCTGATAAGTTCAAGGTTTTCTCTACTCTTTCAGATTGGTTTGAGGAGTTCAGGATGTACCACAGAAAAGACAACAAGGTAGTTCCTCTTCGCGATGACCTAATGTCAGCGACGAGATACGCCTTTCAATCTCAACGCTTTGCCGTAGCTGGCGAAGACCCAACATGGACACAGGATGTTAAATACCAGAATTATGGAATCGTTTAATGGCTAGTGAAAAAATTACTGAAGAAGAATTAGTAACCAGGATACGGGGAGAAATCTCTGATTCTCTTGGCTATATGGGAGATTATATATCTGCCCAGAGAGAACAAGCCATGAAATATTACTATGGCTTACCTTTTGGAAACGAGGTGGAAGGTCGTAGTCAGTTTGTAGATTCTACGGTTCAGGACACGATAGAATGGATTAAACCCTCCTTGATGCGAATATTTGCTTCCGGCGATGAGATGGTAAAATTTTCTCCACATGGCCCGGAAGACGTAGAGATGGCTAAACAGGCTACAGACTACGTTAATTACGTTTTTACAAAAGACAATCCGGGTTGGGAGATTATGTACTCTTGGTTTACTGATGCTTTATTATCTAAGAATGGGATAGTAAAGATATGGTGGGATGAGTATAGCGAAGATCAAAGGGAAGAGTATAGGAATTTAGAAGAGGTTGAATTCTCTATGCTTATAAATTCTAATGAGGTAGAGGTTATTGAGCATACAGAGTATGAGGTTGATAATACTCCCAGACATGATGTGGTTATAAAAAGAAGCTCTTATAATGGAAAGATAAAGATAGAGAATGTCCCGCCTTCTGAATTTCTTATAAGCAGGGAAGCTAAGAATATACAAGATGCTAGATTTGTTTGTCATCGTGTTATAAAGACTCTTTCTGAGTTGAGGGAAATGTACCCTGACGAAGACCTCGACCCTGCTGAATTAGGGGGTGGTGGTGATGATATGAGTGCGTTCTCTGCTGAAAGGCTAGAGCGTTACCAATTTGATAAATCTGCCAAATACTGGGAAGGGATGGGCGGCGGTGATGATTATGGTGAGGAAGGCTTACGAACATACTGGTTACATGAGTCCTTCTTAAAAACAGATTTTGATGGTGATGGAATTACAGAACTTAGAAAAGTATGTACTGTGGGGTCTAAGGTTCTAGCGAATGACGAGATAGATTCTATTCCATTTGTTTCTATTACTCCCGTAAAGATTCCGCATAAGTTCTTTGGTTTATCGGTTGCAGATTTAGTGATGGACTTACAGTTAATGAAGTCTACACTAATGCGTAATCTGATGGATAATATGTATAACCAGAACTTTGGTCGGTTTGCAGTTTTAGAGGGGCAGGCGAATCTCGATGATCTACTCACCCAAAGACCGGGTGGAGTGGTTAGAGTTAAATCCCCTAACGCCGTAATGCCCCTCGCTACCCCTGCCTTACAACCTTATTCCTTCCAGATGCTTGATAAGGGAGGCCAGGGCTGGCGTATCTAAGATGTCTCAGGGATTAGATGAAAACGCTCTGACATCCCACACCACGGCTACTGCTGTAAACGCTGTTATGAATGCAGCTCAGAGTCGTTTAGAACTAATTGCCAGAAACTTTGCAGAAACTGGTGTAAAAGATTTAATGATAAAGATATATGAATTACTTTATAAGAACCAAGATAAGGAAAGAGTGGTTAAATTGCGTAATGAGTGGATTCCGGTACGCCCTGATGTATGGAATGATAAGTATGACTGCACTGTTTCTGTGGCTTTAGGGAGCGGGAACAAAGATCAACAGATGATGCACTTGTCTCAAATGCTTTCGTTTGCAGGGGAGGCTATGAAGGGCGGTCTTAGGATTGTCAATGAACAGAATATGTATAATCTTGGAGCATCACTTGTTAAAGCGATGGGATTTCAGAATGTATCTGATTTCCTTACTGATCCATCCCAACTCCCTCCAAGGGAAGAGAATCCTACTCCTGAGGAAGAAGCTAAGTTAATGGAAGTTGAGGTTAAGAAAGAGGAATTGAAAATCAAAGCAGCAGAAGTTCAGCTCAAGGCTCAGAAGATTCAACAGGAGTATCAGAAACTAGCGGTAGACTCCCAATTGAAAGTAGAAGAGATAAATCTTGAACGAGAGCAGCATAGAGCTGTAGCAATAGGAGACACCTAATGAAAATTGACCTTTTCCATACATGGAAAAAGAAGAAAGTTCCTCCAAAGGATACTTTAGATGGTGAGATAAAACGATTAGACGTTGCCTCTCAAACCCCCTTTGAGAAAGGTAAAAGACGGAAACGGATTTACCAATCAAAGCAACATAAGGTTTCATAAACTATATGACTCCAGAAGAGAGAGGAAGAAGGGCGAAGAATTTAGTCGATGATCCATTGCTACAGGAATCATACGATATTTTAAGAGAAGATTTAATGAACCGCTGGAGTCATAGCGGCTCAACAGATTCGGAGGCCAGGGAATCAATCTGGCTTGCGATAAGACTGCTTGATAGAATTGAAGGTCATATAAAGTCCATAATTGAAACTGGACATATGAACGAGATTCTAGACAAGCAACACCCTTATCTCTGATAGAGGAATTTAATTATGGCGGATACGCAGAATGCCCCGCATCCGGCTTTACAGCCGATACCCGCGCTAGGTGGAAGTGTTACTGAAGCGCAAGAAGCATTACTCAGTCTATTGGAACCTGAAGAGGAGAAGCCAAAAGACGAGGAAGCACAACCCACTGAAGTTGAAGAGTCTCAACCTGAAGAGGAAGATGAATCATTGGAAGAGGGGTCTGAAGAGGAAGAAGATTCTGAAGAAGCTGAAGAAGCTGACGAAGAGGAAGAAGAATCTGAGGAAACCGGCGAAGGAGATGAAGAGGAACTCTATCTCGTTAAAGTTGATGGAGAAGAGCACGGAGTAACCCTCGACGAACTTCTGAACGGCTATAGCCGACAGTCGGATTATACCCGAAAGACGCAAGAACTGTCATCTGACAGGAAAGAAATGGAGGGGTTACAATCAAAGTACAACTCCGAAATTCAACAGATACAAGCCGAGCGTCGGCAGTACATGGAAAGCCTACAGCAGATAATTGAACTTTCTGCTGGAGATATGGAATCATTTGCTAATGTTGATTGGAAAGAATTAAAAGAATCTGATCCCATAGATTACGTTACTAAGAGAGAAGAGCTTAGGGAAGCCCAAGAGAAAATTCAGTCTTTAAAGAACCAACAAGAGTTTGCAAGACAAAAACAGGTTCAAGATGAGGCGACTATTCGGAAGGCTTCTATCGTGGAAGAAAATGGCAAATTAGTTGCCGCTCTTCCAGAATGGAATGACCCTAAGAAAAAAGCAAAACTTGCCACTGATATAAAATCCTATGGTTTAAAACA